CCATGAAGTATAATCAAGCATGGCATTCACAGCCTGCTCCAGCGTCTCAGGCGTGGCCTGTTCGCTGTCTCCCTTCGTTTTCACCCAACGACCAACAAAAACCTCCTGAGGTTTCGGTGATTGAGAGAAAAACACCTGCGCAGCCTTATATTCTGGTGATTCCACGCCAAAATCTTTTCCAATATCTTCCGCGGCAGAATAACGGCGAATGCGCTCACTTACCGGAATGATTGTGGACGGGCCGAGAATGAGTAATGCACCAAAATTTCGCCCTGATGCTGCACGCGGCGACATGATCACATCAACATTAACAACGTTTGATACAGGCAAGCCCTGTGCCATAGCTTAATCTCCGAAAAAGATGACTGGTGCATCCACCAGCGATTTAATACCGTACTCGCGCACAACCTTCCGGCGCAGGCGCACCGTCATATCGTAGCGGCGGACCCATTGCTGATTAATAAGTTCAGGGAAGGGAGTCAGACCTGTGTAATCGCCAAGAGACAGCCCCAGCGCATTCAGTGCTGCATTGTTCTGCGGCACAGATATACCGTCACGAAACCGGGACGCATACACCATCCCCGCCGGTCCATAAAACGAAGCCATACACTCAATCGTTTCATGCCGCCAGAGCTGAGAGCCATCATCGGTCTGTCTGGTGAATGCCGGACTGTCATCACCTGACCATCCGATAACCCCAAACGCACACCAGTTCGTTTCAACCGGTAGCAGTGGCGGCTGCTCTTTCTGCCAGCGCGGGCGAACCATCCCGGCAGACAGACCGGAAACGTTACGTATCCACTGGCTTAACAGCCTGTCGAGCGCTTCGTCATAATCCGGATCGCCACTGGTTGGTATTAACCATCCGCGCTCTGTACTGGTGTTATTGCTCAACCGGAGTTCCCCCATCAAACGGCATCAACTCACAATGCGCCTGAACGAATCCGGCCCCATAAGCTGTATACGGGTCGACGAAGGTCACACGGTAATCACGGCCCTGATACGTCACGATATCGGCATCACGGCCAGTCTGTCCCTGCGTCAGTCGCTCAGTCGTCACAATCAGAATTGCACCACTGATTACCTGCCCGGCCTGCATACGACGGTTTTCCAGAGAGCGATCAACAGTAACGACTCCGGCAAACTGCTTTTTAACTTCGCTGTCGCTGCCGATTCCGTCCTCATCCACCGTTTGCACACGGCGTGTTACCCACAAATTGAAGTCGCAAAAATCGGGGTCAAAAAGCACATCTGTTACATCAAGAGTCGGCATCTTTATCCCTCACTACATGGGTAATAGCTCTGCGATATTGCCCGGTGTCAATTAATGGTTTCGCCAGATCGGTTCCGGGAGATTCGCCAGCAACACGCCGGGCAAGTTCCAGTGTTGCCCCCTTGCGCCCCCGACGAGCCCGGGCTTCAACAGTACTGTCAGCAAGCGGCGTAAAGCCGGTAATGGTCATGTAACGCCTGACGCCATTAACGGCCAGCGTTCCGGCACGGTTGAGTGCACTTTCTGCTCCCGCAGCATTACCATCAAGTGCAGCCTGCGCCGCGGCTTTAAGCTGCGGCACCGTCTGCTCTTCTGCCGATTTAACGCCGGGGACCAGGTGAGGTCGTGGCGGGATGTTCTGCTCTGGTGAGCCGTATTCGTTGAGGTAACCGATGCCCGCATTACCAAACGGAACATCATCCCGTTCGCTGTCTTCCGAAGGGATGCCGACCAGCACATCTTTTTTGGTTAACGACCTGAGCGCATCCAGAATGGCCTTAGCGTTATCCACCCTCGTTGTTACACCGCTTTTGAAACTCATAGCTGGCGACCGCCTGCACCGAACATCGTGATCAACTGATAAAATTCAGCGCCATATCGGGTGTTATTCCAGAAACCTGCATCAGGATTCAGCGTCGCGCTGGTGTCATAGCTGACGCTTACCTTATCCACGGACTTTGAGGACTGAACACCATTGGTTGAACCGCCCGGACCACCAGCCAGCATCGCTCTGCTGTCAGCCGCCCAGAGCGTCATGTAGTGAGCAACGAACAACCCGGCAAAGTACGGAAACAACTTTTTGCCGGTGACATTTTCGCTCAGCAGTTCATCGGCCAGATTCAGACGGAACCCGATTTGGGCGTCGGGATATTTTGCCGGGTCAGCAAACTGCGGGAAGTCGCGGCGAAAATCACTTACCGCTGGCAGACTTTGATTCTTTGACATCTTTAGCCCCATTACCGCCAGTCCGGGCGGCAGTAATCTGCGCCTGCAGGCTGTCGTTCTGCTCCTGCAGTTTGAGCAATGCATCTTTAAGATCGGCAATCAGCTTATCTTTGTCGGCAATCTGCGCTTGCAGGCCGTCGATAATGGGTTGCAGATCATCGGTGTCGCTAATCACGCTTTCGGAAAGCTCAGAGTGCGCCTGGGTGAACCAGTGCGACGCGACCTCTTCCGGTACGTTATGCCGTCCCCGGCCAAACTCCTGTTTTGACTGATCGCCGAGCGTCAGCGTAAACGGGGTGTGAACATGGATGGTAACCAGCTTTTCTTTCGCCATTTCAGTTTCCTTCAGGCCCCTTTCGGGGCCATTCTGGTTATCAGATACCGTCCACATAGGACAGAGTTTCTTTATACACTGGCTCGACTGCACCCAGCTTGCCGTAGTAAGTGACGATCTGATACAGGCCGCGATACTGCACCGGCACGCTCTGAAGCGGAACCAGCGGGTAGCGGACGTATTTTTTATCGTTGGTGTACGCAACCATGCGATCCTTATTCCCCACACCACGGCCTTTCAGCCATTTAACCGCGCGGATATTCAGCGGAACACCGTTCTGGTGATAGCTGATGGTGTTGGTCTGAAGGTACGTCAACAGGGACTGGTTACCCGCAGATGAAACGATGATGCTGGACAACAGAGCAAACTGTTCAGGCGGGATCAGCAAATCACGCGGGACCACAGAGTAACCAGAAGCGGCCCACGCATCAGACAGCACCTGGTTAATGCTTGCGCGGATTTCGTCCGGTGTTGAGGTTGCCCACGTTTTGGCAGCGTTGTTGACAGGCACGCCGTCCAGGGTAACAAGGCCTTTCAGGTTTAATGCGGAATCGCCAACATATACCTGTTCATCGTTATCCATCTGCCATTTCAGTTGCATCCCGTCATACTTCTGCGTATCAATCGGGCGGCCGACCTGCTGAGCAGCCTGCAATTCTATGACCGTCCAGCCAAGTTCCATCCCCCACAGGTTCAGCGGGTTACCGGATTTGCCGGTATCCACGTTCACGCCAGCAATAGCGGTTGAGTCTTTGCCTACCCAGTTTTTGCCATTCGGATTTGCACCAGTACCCGCAGCGGCGAAGCTGGTATTCGTCCAGCTGGAAATGTCATCTGCGATAGAGACATCTTCACGCAACTGAATATCGCGGGTCCAGGTGTACCCCACCAGTGGCAGGTTCAGCGTCTGGTCGAGTCGCTCCAGCTCCCCGATGAGAAAGGCACCAGAGCTGTCAACGGTTGCCTGATCAAAAGTAATCATTCGTCTGTTCCTTAAATCTTCCAGGAAATTTCTGCATTGCCGTTAGCATCACCGGCACCTGTGAATTCAGCGTTGGTCAGCACCACATTTTTGCCACTGACTGACGTGGACATGAATCCACCCAGCGGCACTTTGATGGATTCATCAGTGGAGACGACAACGTATACCGGGTCGCCTTTTTTGATAGTGCTGGCATCAAAATCAGAACCGAGATTAACGGTCACGTAGCCACGCTTCATGGCGTCGCCCGGGAAGTTCTTGCCTGTTCCCACCTGGCGAACCATGTCCGGCTGCGACGTGGTCGGATAAGGGCGCACGTAGATCCCCTTCACCTTGTCTGCGGTATCACCATCTGCCAGCGGCACGAAAAAACCGTCATCATCGTATTTACCAGCCAGCCCATAGGCAGCGAAGGCGTTATCGGATTTAAGGACCACCGGTTCGACGGTTAAGTCCTGCGGGCGAGAGACAGCCCCGGCAATACCAACAGGCATCCGGTACAGAAATACATTATTCATTTTTTACCCTTTACGGTTTGCCCAGAATTCAGCGTTTTGTTTGTTCAGGGAAGCGATACTGGTCATGCCCATGTTTAGGCGCTGTGCATCGCCGGTGGTGGCGCGGGTGTTTCGCCCTTTGGCAATCTCAGACACGGCATTAAACGCCATGTCGACCGATTGTTTCGGCAATTTGCGGATATCCGCATCACCGACTATCTGGCGAACCAGCGTTTTGTCAGCGGAAGCCAGAACCTCGCGTTTGAACGCGGTCGGTTTCATCTTACGGCTCAGATCGATACCCGGAACAATAACTTCGGCACGCCAGGCTGAGTCACCAGTAATCGTGGTTTCCTCTTCATCGTCCTCGCCGTCACCGGTCGGATTATCGTCAGGCTTATTATCGTTATCGCCCGTGGCATTTCCTTCCAGCTTAGCCAGCAGGGCTTTCAGTAATGTTTTGAGGTCATCATCACTGTCGCCGGTTGGGCCTTCCCCCATCTCTGGTGCTTTGTCCGGTAGTGGTTGCTGCGGGGACAGGTTGATATTGAGATTAACGCCCTGCGGCAAATCCCCCTCATCTCCTGTAACCGATGCGGGAGCCGACTCCACCAGTTCGTTCATGGTGTCGGCATCTCCTGTCTTGATGGCCGCACGCATGCGGTTCCACCAGTTTTTCTTTTGATTTGCCATTGTGTCTCTGTCTCCAATTGCACAACGATTTCCGGCTCTGCCTTTAGGGACAAGAGCCACATGGTTTCCGGTAATATCGACCTGCTCAGCTTTACCTGGCTCGGTCTGCTCGTACTCCGCGTCATAGCCGCACGACACTTCGCGCAGGCCATCTTCGATAAGCTGAATGGCGTTTTCGTCTTTGACGATAAGGTCAGCCAGCATCAAATCAGACTGCTCACCCGTCCCGCGCCGGACATTCTGGAGGTGCCCGACAGCAAGCTCTTTCCAGTTCTCGGGATTTACCAGCCGCACATTCCCGTTTTCATCTTCAGGATGCAGAATCGTGATGCTCATCCCTTCGAATGAGGCAAGCGTGGCCGGATGGAATACCTGCTCAGGAGAACGCGTGACGACTATTTCACCGAACTTATCGGGTTTCAGTTTTGGCAGGTCATCAGCACCATAGAGCTGCTTACCTGTTCGTCCTATCGGCACGTCTCTGCACAGCAACGAGCCGTCAGCCAGCTGATAGCGGGTTTCCCCCAGCCGGGTATTGAAAAAATATTTCATGTGTTACCTGCGATTCAGGCGGGATAAGATTGGGAGGTGGGAAAAACGATTTCTTTATAACAGCGACAATTCGGGAGCTCGCCAGCGTGACCTGTCATGCCGTCAAGCGTTGGAGGTTTGCCCCATTCGACAAATTTACCTTCCATTTCCCGATGAGAATGCCTGACGTCACCATCTTCGGCTGTACGCCAGATATAACTATTCGAACCAATTGACAGCGCACGCGCCTGATCCAGCGCGCCGGTTGCACGTCCAAGTTCAGTACGGGCAATCAGGTCAGCTCTGGACTTTGCTATATCACCCGATGCGGCTATTTCTTTAGCAAAATATTCTGCTCTCCCACCGGTCACAACAGCTTCTGTCGCCCGATTCTGGATGTCGTACACCCTGTCAGCCGCCTCGAGGGGGAGCGATTTGATGTACTTGACCTGTTCGGCGATGATGGATTGCATCACCTGGCCCACAGGAGCGCTTTCCACAAGATTGCGGAGCTCGCGACTGATGTTCTTGCTGTGTTGCCGCCAAACTTTCTCGTTCTGCCGGGTTAGGTCCGCAGTAAAGTTTTCCGCGACCTTTGTCGCCCAGGGGGTGATGATTTCACTGTAGCGTTCCAGCGCCTCAATAATTTCCGTGATACTGTCATTTGAACCATCGTAGCGACCATTTACGATGTCTCCGACCGCCCGCGCTATCCTGCGTAGGCTGGTTCGATAGCGGATTTCCGCCTGACGGTTCCTGCGGTTCGTCATCAGATTCGCCGATGCCGGGCGGCGCTTCATCTTCGGCATTCTCGATGTCCTCGTCGGTAATGGATGCCCCGATGCCGGTTACGTCAGAATTTTCGCGCAAATCAGTCATAGCGGCTTTCAGTGTCATCAGACCATCACCCAGCGCCGTACTGATTGCGTTGGTAGTGTTTAACGCCACCGTTGAGCGATCGACATCAGACATTTGCCAGAGCGGGTTAAACTCAAACGTGAAATCGTCCGGCAGCGGCTTGCCAAGCTCCGAACGATGCATGATGTCCAGTATCCGCCGCACCGGAAGACGTAAACGCCTCTCCTGTAACGAGCTTACCCGGTCGTAATAGTTGGCAAGGTCTGCATCGCCGGTAGGAAATCCTTTCGGGGACTGTCCGAACAACCGCACCAGTGGGATACCAACAGCGCCACTAATCTGTTCTGCAAACTGCGAAAGGATGTCATCCAGACCACTGAAGCTGTACTGATGCGTTTCAAACTTATCCCGCGAGTCCATGAGTGTCATACCTTCATTGCTCTGGAACTGTCGAATCAGGTCGATATTCTTCAGCAACGCTTCATACGCAGGACCACCAAGTGCGATAAGCTCGCGTAGCTTCTCCACGCTGTAGGTGCGCAGATGCGCCTTGTAGACCAGCTGCGCCGCGCCGACAGTAGCGCTGTCGAACGCGGTAAGACGATCCCAGATACGCTCTACAACCGACATTCCCCATTCGTTCTCGGTCATCTTCTGCTGAAATGGCAGCGTGACGCCATCAAAGCGAATCAGGCGACTGTGATGAATGCGCCAGGCAGGAATTCCCGTTGCTGTGGTCACCACATCGTAAAACTCAGGTTTACCCAGGTCCGGCCCCATATCTTTAATGCGGCGGGTCAGTACCGGGTCGATCATCCAGCGGTCGAGCGGGAGAATCCCCTTAAACTTGCCCTTACCGATGGTTTCGGGTCGCAGCAGGGTCATTGGTGCCTGCCCCTCAATCATGATGAAACCCACCGCGCCGCCGTAGAGGCGCGACCATTTCAGCACGTCATTCAGCGCATCCCAGATTTGCAACTCATCCAGTTGTGATTCGAGAATGCCACGATCTTTTGCATCAATTTCCGACGTGATGCGAATGCCTTTGCGGGTCATATCATCCGGGATAGCATCGACTGCTTCGCCGATGATCCAGGATGAACGATAGGACCATTCCACCAGCATGCGGTTACGACTGGTGAAATTAGCCCGGTAGGTGGATGCTGAGTGCTGGTTAGGTGTCTGCATCCCTACGCGGGCAATAAAATTCTCATAACCATCAGCTGTGGCCTGCGCAGTTCGCCGCAGGGCTTGTTTGTTTCGTGCCATCAGGCCTGTCTCCCTAGCAGCTCCCAGATGTTCAGGGCTGAATTCATTGGGGCATAGTTGATCATCACCGAGTCGGCAAGGTTTGGCGATCGGGTTCCATCAGGCTGTTTATCAATAACGATTTTTCCCACACCATTAATGGAATAGGTCGGCTGCGAAAGCTCGATGATGAGTTTATCTTTGAGTGCCATGCTACTGCTGATTGAGATGATTTCGTCCGGGTTGTAAGCCATACCTTCAACCACGGCGCGCCAGGTATTCTGAAAAAGTTTACGTAACCGCCACCAGCTCTGGGCTTTGGCGTTAGCGAAGAAGTCCTTGTTCAGACGTGCGGCTTGCCCGTTGTCCCCGCGAACAGCTTCATCATCCGGATCAAATACCGCGCCACTACCTCGAAACGGTGTGGCAAGTATTGACGGTCGACGCGCAGCGTTACGCAGTTCGTTGATAGCGCGTGCATCGCCGCGAACGCCAGCGCCCAGCCCGTCCTCGTCAAAGCGAAACTCTTCGAGGTTGTCCTGTTCGCAAAAGCCGAAAACCTTCTCGACGGACTGATAAATGTCGCTGCCCACACCGGACCATTCCCGCACATTTTCCAGGAGGAAGCCATGACGGGTGGAAAAGGCATTTTTGTCCCTGCCTTCGTCGGCGACATCCATCGCGCCAAGTCGTTTGCCTGTTGGCTGGATACCCAGTTTGATATGCGCATCAACGGCAGCCTGTACCCATTCGGATGGAATCAGAACGCCTTCCGCTGATGCGCTGTAGTTCAGATCAAGTTCCTGTGCCACCACCACCGGATTATCGATTTTCTCGCATTCCCTGCGATACCACTCTTCATCCTTGCGAGGATCATCCCGCCAGTGGAATGTGAATACCGGTATCTTCCCGCCATGACGCTTCTGAGCGAACGGGTTAGCCATGCCGTTAACTGAACTCAGGTCGATACGGCAACGCGTCGTTTGTGACAACGCCGCATCAATCAGCAGAGGACGCTGAAGGAATGCAGCCTCATCAACCAGATAAAGCGTGGTACGGTCACCACGACCAATATTATCGCCAGCCTCGCCTTTGATAACGGCACCAGTTTCAGGAAACTCAACACGCATATATGGCGCGTGCTTCTTCTCGCTCCACGAACCGCGAAACTCTACAGGTAGCGTTTCCACGAACTTGCGTGCCTTCCAGAACAATGCTTTCGGGTCACCAGTGCTGTCGACGTATTCCTCTTTACGGGAGCCGAAACCGATAACCATTTCTTTGTTGAAGAGACAAAGCGAGCAGGCCAGTCCGATCGCGGTCCAACTGAGCCCCATTTCACGGGATTTTTCGGTAATACCATTCTCCCGATTGCCCCAGCGTTCCATAATCCAGTGGATCCACTCCTCCTGCTTAGGGAAGAGTAAAAACGGAATGGTCACCGGCAGGCCATAATCAATATTACGCGGGTCCGTTGTCATGCCCCAGTCGATGATGAACTGAGCCGGATTGGTTCGGTAAAACTGCTTCAATACGGGCAATATTTCAGGATTCTGGCGAATGCGCTGTAGGCGTTCCATCCGCCATTCAAAAACCATCTGGTAATCAGGATGTTTAAAATCGAAGGGGAATGGTAACGGCATACTTAGCCCATCATTTTTCTATACGCCTCTGCAGCCTGCTCCGGCGTTAAGTTGGTAATTTCTGTTCTGACGGGTCCTCCATCAGCGCCAGTCACTTCATTTTTGACGTTGTCTTTAAACGCCTGAACAGAAACATGACGCCCAAGCAACTCAAGGTTTTTAACCTTATCAGGCCACTTAATCTTTTTAAGGATCCCGACCATTTCTCTGTCATCTCCTCGCCCCTCAAACATTTCAGCGAGGTTAAATCCACTCAGGTACCGACGCCACGATTCCGGCCACGCAGACAGAGGCTTAATACTTAAATCGTCCTCCAGGATGTCAGCCACATCGAGCCTGTCGATCTCAACCAGTCGCATCAGCACATAATTAGCATCAATGCCCAGTTGATCAATACGCTCCTGCTTTAGCTCGTTAATACGGGCGCGTATCTCAGGTTTACCGTATAGTTCAGCCCCCGTAACATGTGCTCGCCTGGAGACGTAGCCTGCGCGAATAGCTGCTTGTGTAGCATTCAGATCGACAAGAAACTCGCGACAAAACACCTCGTGTTTTGCTTTCAGCTTCTTAGTCATTTTATTTTCCAGTTATCAGGTCATTATCGAAGCCCCTCCTGGAAGAGCTTCTGTAATGCTATTACCGGGACTGTTCTATTTGTCGGACACCAGCCAACTGGTTATTCGCCTTCTCGATGGCTGCCAACAGTGGGTTAATCCACAGAACAGCCTGGCAATATGTCAACGTTCTGGTGGTAGTGGCACGATCACCGGCTGAGTCAATGTCCCCGGAATCGGCGTGCAATGCGCTGGCGCGTAAACGGTTCGCGTAGTTGAGCAACCCGACAGCAATATCAACAGGAACAGGGAAATCACAGTTCTTTTCACGGAGCAGAACCTCACGGTATTTGATGACTGTCTTCTCGTGACCGATGTCGACCAGAGAATTTAATCGGCTTGCGTTTTCTGCTATCTGGTTAAAACGATTGAAGTTTAATGCCTGATTAGCTATCACTTTCCCTTGATATTCAGCTTCACCTTCCGCTTTATCAGCCCGCAACTTTTCTGCCTGATACTTGCTGTGGTAATGGTTTGCAGACCAGACGAGCGCCCCAAAGGCAGAGAAGAAAAATGCCGCGATGACAATCTTATAAGTCAGCTTCATTTACCACCCCACCAGCATCTTTAAACCTGGAAATCAGGTCACCGATTTTATGTTCATACTGACCGTAACCTGCACCAGGTAACGACGCCCAGATATTGCTGCAACGGTCGATTGCCTGACGAATATCGCCACGGTCAATCATCGGTAAAGCGCCACGCTCTTTAATCTGCTGCAGCGCCACAGCGTCCTGACTTTCTGGCGAAAAATCTTTCAGGCCAAGCTGCTTGCGGTAGGCATCCCACCAGCGTGAAAGAAGCTGATACCGGCCTGCGGCTGTTGATTTAAGCTTCGGGTTTAGCGTGACAAGTTTGCGAGGGTGATCGGAGTAATCAGTGAACAACTCACCTCCGACGATAACGTCATAACCGTGATTACGTGTCGGTTGTCGCCCGTTATCCGTTCCTTCTGACCATGCCACCATATCCAGGAAAGCTTTGCGTTGGGAATTTAGTGTCTGCATGAATTACTCCTTAGAGCCACCAAACTTGTTACCGATTACTCGCATTGCAGCCCCACGAATAGCATCGACACCGATCAGCCCAACACCACCACCAATGGCAACAGAAAGAGATTTAGGCCATCCAACATACTCAAGAGCGGATGCAAAGGTCAGCGTCAGAGCACCACAGAGCAAAATCTCAAGCGTTTTTCGTTTCCAGCCGCCGCCACCGCCAAAATAGGCAATGCGCAAGCCAGCCATAACAATTGACATAACCACTGCGCCCAACGGCGTATCTCCACGCCACCAACTTTGTAAGAGTTCCAGTAAGTCAGGCCAGGAATGAGGAGCATTGTGCATTTTCATACTTCCCACCTCCGCCATTACGGGGTGTTGTTGAAAGGCGGGCCCTGCGTATACGCCCGTAGGATTGGGTTATGAGCCGTCCTTCGGTGGGCCCTGAATACAAAAAAAGTTCGCCATAGCGAACCTTGTGTAAGCGCATCATTTAAACCGTCTTTCGCCTCCCTTTCCTGTTTCCGATACTAATGTCCATTTTCGCAGTAAAAGGACATTTAAGATGAATGCACGAAAAGCGGTACTGGCAGATAATCCAGAATTGATCCTGCGTGTGCTACAGCTGAGATTTGACGAGTCACTGTCGTACCCGCGCATTTCTGCGCAGACTGGTGTCAGCAAAACCGCCATTTTTTCTCTGGTGAGGCGATTTCACCAGGTATTCACTGACTGGCCTCTTTCCGGTGAATATTCCTGCGGGCAACTGGCCCGGGCTCTTTTCCCGGGGCGATACCCTTCAGCCCCGACCGTGACTCAGCCTGTGAAAGCAGAGAAACCCCGCCGGAACCGATTTTCACCGGAGTTTAAATGGAGACTGGTTCAGCAAACTCTTTTACCCGGTGCCTGTGTCGCACAAATAGCTCGAGAGAATGGAATTAACGATAACCTGCTCTTTAACTGGCGGCATCTCTGGCGTAACGGTGGCCTGCAACCGCCCGGCGAACATGAAACATCGCTACTTCCCGTGACGTTAACTCCGGAGCCGGATAATAAAATCCCGGCACCAGTGCAGATACCTGAACAGATAAATACACTGCCAGACAGTCTGTGCTGCGAGCTGGTTCTGCCGGCCGGAACTCTCAGGCTGAAAGGTGAACTGACACCGGCGTTATTACAGACACTTATCCGCGAAATGAAAGGGAGCAGCCACTGATGATATCTCTCCCTGCCGGTTCGCGTATCTGGCTGGTTGCCGGTATCACCGATATGCGAAATGGTTTTAACGGCCTGGCCTCAAAAGTTCAGAACGTCCTGAAGGATGACCCGTTCTCCGGGCATCTGTTCATCTTCCGCGGACGCCGGGGTGACCAGATAAAAGTGCTGTGGGCTGACAGTGACGGACTGTGCCTCTTCACCAAACGCCTGGAGCGGGGCCGCTTCGTCTGGCCGGTCACCCGCGATGGAAAGGTTCACCTTACTCCGGCTCAGTTGTCCATGCTTCTCGAAGGCATCGACTGGAAGCACCCGAAACGAACGGAACGCGCTGGCATCCGCATATAACCCGTTGTAAAGTGAGGATATGGACACCTCACTTGCTCATGAGAATGCCCGCCTGCGGGCACTGTTGCAGACGCAACAGGACACCATCCGCCAGATGGCGAAATACAACCGCCTGCTCTCACAGCGGGTGGCGGCTTATGCTTCCGAAATCAACCGGCTGAAGGCGCTGGTTGCGAAACTGCAGCGCATGCAGTTCGGTAAAAGCTCAGAAAAACTTCGCGCTAAAACCGAACGGCAGATACAGGAAGCACAGGAGCGAATCAGCGCACTTCAGGAAGAAATGGCGGAAACGCTGGGTGAGCAATATGACCCGGTACTGCCATCCGCCCTGCGCCAGTCTTCAGCCCGTAAACCGTTACCGGCCTCACTTCCCCGTGAAACCCGGGTCATCCGGCCGGAAGAGGAATGCTGCCCGGCCTGTGGTGGTGACCTCAGTCCTCTGGGGTGTGATGTGTCAGAGCAACTGGAGCTTATCAGCAGCGCCTTTAAGGTTATCGAAACACAACGTCCGAAACTGGCCTGTTGTCGGTGCGACCATATCGTGCAGGCAACAGTACCTTCAAAACCCATTGCACGCAGTTATGCCGGAGCGGGGCTTCTGGCCCATGTTGTTACCGGGAAATATGCAGACCATCTGCCGTTATACCGCCAGTCAGAAATATACCGTCGCCAGGGCGTGGAGCTGAGCCGCGCCACGCTGGGGCGCTGGACAGGTGCCGTTGCTGAACTGCTGGAGCCGCTGTATGACGTCCTGCGCCAGTATGTGCTGATGCCCGGTAAAGTCCATGCTGATGATATCCCCGTCCCGGTCCAGGAGCCGGGCAGCGGTAAAACCCGGACCGCCCGGCTGTGGGTCTACGTCCGTGATGACCGTAACGCCGGTTCGGAAATGCCCCCGGCGGTCTGGTTCGCGTACTCACCGGACCGGAAAGGTATCCATCCACAAAATCATCTGGCCGGTTACAGCGGTGTGCTTCAGGCCGATGCTTACGGTGGTTACCGGGTGTTATACGAATCCGGCAGAATAACGGAAGCCGCGTGTATGGCTCATGCCCGGAGAAAAATCCACGATGTGCATGCAAGAGTGCCCACCGACATCACCACGGAAGCCCTGCAGCGTATCGGTGAACTGTATGCCATAGAGGCAGAAGTCCGGGGATGTACAGCAGAACAGCGTCTGGCGGCAAGAAAAGCCAGAGCTGCGCCACTGATGCAGTCACTGTATGACTGGATACAGACTCAGATGAAAACACTGTCGCGTCACTCGGATACGGCAAAAGCGTTCGCATACCTGCTGAAACAGTGGGATGGCCTGAACGTGTACTGCAGTAATGGCTGGGTGGAAATCGACAACAACATCGCAGAGAACGCCTTACGGGGAGTGGCCGTAGGCCGGAAAAACTGGCTGTTCGCGGGTTCCGACAGCGGTGGCGAACATGCGGCGGTGTTGTACTCGCTGATCGGCACATGCCGTCTGAACAATGTGGAACCAGAAAAATGGCTGCGTTACGTCATTGAGCATATCCAGGATTGGCCGGCAAACCGGGTACGCGATCTGTTGCCCTGGAAAGTTGATCTGACCTCTCAGTAAATATCAATACGGTTCTGGCGAGCCGCTTACGAACCTTGTTAAATTTGTTAAAAAAGGAAGTTATTTAACATAATGTACGTTATAGGAACCACACGATCCCCGCTCGCAATAGATTTGCGATGAAAGGCCTATTTAATCAACTTAAGTGGTCCAGAATGACGAAATTCGAGTGAATAAAAGGTGCATAAAAAAGGGCAAAAACTGCATAGCGTTTTTTCGCAGCGAAAGCCCTGTTTTATTAGCTTTTCCCCAGAATGGGGCAATAAAAAAGGCCCCCTTGCGGAAGCCTCTTCGTGATGAACTGTTTTCAACAGATATCAGGCTAATCGGCTTTTTGGAATTCCACAACTATTTTTTATCTTACCTTGATGCCTGATGCCGTCAGATGTTTACGACAGTCCTGAATACCTTCGTTATAACCCGCATCGTAGAAGCTATCCGGCTTTGCCTTCAGCGCAGGAAGCGTAACGCTGGTAGCTCTTCGTTCGGCCAGAACACCTGCCTGAAAGAGTGTCCACATCAACTGAACTGCTGAATCACAGTAAGTAACATCTTCACTGTACAATTCTCGTTCAATCCGATGCCAAGTTGAGCCTTCATTGATGCGCCAATATTACCTTTGACCTGCAACGACAGGTCTGGGTACCTCTGTTCCATGAAGCTTTCAAATCTGTTGCGAACGCTGATCAGAGCCATCTGGTTCCCTTACGTGATTGATTGCTGGATATTATGCCGCCGAGCAGCTCCTACGCAAAGTCCTGATAGCCTGAGGCTTTGACTGAACCGACTGATCCATTTCGAGCACCACATCCAGCATGGCTAAGCAACCGTCAATAAATCCCTCTGCCGCCTGAAGCCTCTTCAGAACGTGGGTGTGAGATACGCCGAGCTTCTCACCCATCGCCCGCACGGGCATGGCCTGGACGTAATGCCACTCAAGGAGCGTGCACAGATACGGATCTTTTTTCTTCAGGCAGCTCATAGCGGAGTTGATGATAAGACCGTCATTGTCACTGCATTTCAGCCTTCCAGACTGCGTCGCGGGTAGCAGATTCTTAAACCCGGCTGCAACAGGAGGAAAGTAGACGCTACCACCTTCACTCGCTGCCCAGCCACCCCAGCGCTCTAAAACCTGTTGAATATTACGCATAGCTCTGACCTCTACGTTTTGCTACGAAAAAATTTTCTGAGAACCACGTCTGTTTATCCGTGGGTGTGGATAACGCAGTTCCGATTCGCTTATTACACGCTGTTATGTGCAAAAAATTCCTTGTTCGGCCTGTACCAATCTGTACCCACCTGTACCAGCTCTTTTCAAACCTTTTCCCCAAGCGACTTATATATATATATGGGGTTCTTAGTAATTAGGTTGGTACAGATGGTACAGTTGGTACTGACCTTTAAATTCAATTAGTTAAAATGTACCAACCTCTATTTTGAGGCTGGTACAGGTTGGGACACCGCCTCAAAAATTCGAGTCATTTTCCCCCCAATTCGCCTTTGGGCACGCTTATACCCGCAATTTTGCAAAACATTACTAATTCGCATTTCTTCGCGTTTTCCGATGCGGTCAGGATTTAGCCCAATCGCATCACGCAAAACATCACTTGCGCGTAAAAATTCGCAATTTCGCGGAAGTTCATTAGTCATCAGGTCTGGCGTGTCGAGCCATTTCTCTACCGTTTCAAGCCAAGCATCCTTGATGGTGTACTGTTCATGGACACTCGCTGCCAGTTGTTCAGCCTCACGGAACTGGATACCCCCCAGACGCTGAAACACCTCACGAGCCTCAGCCCAAAGTAAAAGGAGATCTCTTTTTATCGCTTTCACGTCGACTTTCGACACTTCCACGGGGAGCCAGCGACGGTTACCAGTCTTGTCCGCAAGGAATTCGTCCTCATTGGTGGTACCAACGAACACCAGGCGACGAGGAAACTGGGTGGCGAACTCCCGGTATTTCGGGATCCAGTTTTCGTGAGTACGCGTCACAAACGCTTTGATTGACTCCAGCTCTTTGGTATTAAGTCCGCGCAGTTCACCAATCTCTGCCACCAGCCGACCACGCATTTTTCGAGCGAGATCATCGTCTTTTTCGGCAAAAGAGATTTCAGTAAAAAACGCAGGATCAGGGCTCAGTGCCTCCACTCCGGAAGACTTACCGCAGCCCTGCGGACCAACGAGGATCGGCACCATATCCGCTTTGATGCCTGGCTCCAGTACTCGCCCCGCCAACGCGGTCCACATGTACATAGACACCGCACGGGTATAAGGCGTGTCGGCTGTACCGAAGTGCGTATGGTAGAAACATTCGATGCGCGGCACGCCATCCCACTCCAGCCCGTTCAGCCAGGTAATCGCTGAATCGAATGGTTGTTCATCGGCTGCAAGTAACACCACATCGCGAATAAGTTCACGACCAACAGGTTTAAATCCCCGCTTTTCCATCGTGATGCGCAGGCGCGCATAATCCGCATCGGTGAATGCTCGCCATTGTCCGGATCCTGCAGAGGCAAACATGATTTCGTCGCGGAACTGGTCAAAGCGAATATCGATGTCCACAAAATCAGGGCGTACTACTGCTTTGGCTGCGTTGCTGATGGTTGCCTCGATACGCCCCCATTTATCACGCTCGAAAGCAGGCAGCGGTAAAGGTTCCGCCACTTCGGTGCTGGTCAGATCTTCGAAATCGTCGTTGCGGATCCCGATGGCATTAAGGAAATCTCCGTCATCACGATGCGCACAACTGGCATGCAGGCATTTAAAATGCCCCTGCTCAAAGCCCGCGGTTCCCGCAGGAAAATAAGCTGTGCTTGTTGGATCGCCCCCGCTACTGTGGCCGTCTTCAAACGGACAGCGGATATATCGTTCACCATTTGCGCCATCCAGCAGCGTCCAGCCATTGGCATCAAGATATTCAGCTGTATCATCCGTCGCGCCGGGCGTGAATGCTGATCGGTCGCGCATCTTCGTGTTGCCCGCTTCGGTGGTTACCGACACAGGGAGTTGTTCAGCCAGGCGCTGCCACAGCGTTTCAAGCTGCTCACCAGTAATAGCCGGAGGTTCATCCGGCAAACCACCGTCCCATTCAATACGCGCGCCGCTGCTGTGCGTACCACAGGCAACGAACTGCTGCCCGTTCGCCAGCAACTCGATAATGCCCATATCCCCCGCCAGGCGATGGATACGCTTACAGAAATCACCATCAACGGCCAGCAGATACAGACACTTATTACTGTTTGCTCGCCAGCGTCGCGGCGGCAACTCCCCCAGAAGTTGCACAAGCGTTTTGCGAATATCTGCCTGAATGTCTTCATCTTCGCTATCGCAGTCCAGCGCCAGCCAGCCATGGCCTGTACGCACGCAGATGCCATAATCCGGTTCATTCGACCAGCGGGCAAAATCATGCTCAGTAACAACATACCCGGTCCATTGAGCAATACCGGTGACCTGGCGGTCCCGGTTATAGCGACTTGGCGTCTTACCCAGCGCTTTCAGTTTACTATCAGGGGATATGGTCGCACCGGGGTTACATACAACTGGGAGAAGATGATCAGTTCTCCCCAATACCAGGTCGAAATGAAACCACTCATCAGGCGTAGCTCCCCATGGTTTGCTATCGGACATGGGTTAAGCCTTTTTATCGTTTTGTGAGCCATACAACAGCCAATTAGGGTCGCAATCCAATGCTATAGACATTTCAAGAAGATAACGTGGCCGAGCAATAACACCACTTTCAATTCTGTTTATTGCCTGCTGGCTCACTCCTGTGAGCTCAGCCAACGTAACTTGCGTCATTTTGAGTTCTTTACGTCGTTCTTTTACTCGGGTCGCTAAGGTCATTGCTTTCACCTCATACAATTTTAGTGGTATTTAGCAACAACAAATGAGGTTTGTCAAATACAACAAAAATTGTTTTTAATGTGGGTATACACATTAATACAACCCAGAAGGACTAATCCCATGTCTCTCGCAGCCCGTTTTAAAGCACGTCGTTTGGAATTAGGAATGACTCAAGTGGAAGTAGCGAATTCTGCAGGGGTTAGCCAACAATCCATAGAATCCATCGAAAGTGGACGAACCAGAAAGCCACGCAATCTTCTGGATCTGGCTAAGGCCTTGAAATGTAGCCCAGACTGGCTACTGAACGGTAAAAATATTATGCCTCTCGCGGAGATAAGTACCAGACGCATACCTATATTAAGTTACGTTCAGGCAGGAGAGCTTACAGAAGCAAGAGACATAACAGATCTGACAGGGGAATTTGAATATATTTTGGCAGACTCTGACATTCCAGAAACATGCTTCGCATTACGTATTGATGGCGACAGCATGCAACCAGAGTTTAAAGAAGGAGACATTGTTATCATCGATCCTGATCTATGTCCTGCACCAGGGGAGTTTGTTGTCGCCAAAAACGACGGTCACGAAGCTACATTTAAAAAATACCGTCCATTAGGAATCGGCATCGACGACTTTGAATTAATCCCCCTAAATCCTGATTACCCTATTTTTCGTAGTGCAGATATGAACTTACAGATCATAGGTGTAATGATCGAACACCGTATTTACCGCCGTAAACGTTAGTATTCCCACCGTAAATATCGGGAGGCGTAACAGCCTCCCTTACCCCATTTGTAAAGTCTTACAAATTAAATTCACTTAAATATCAATAAAGTAGTATTCACACCCCACAAAATACCACGTTTGCGGTTTACACAATACAACTCAAATTGTATCTTTAGCCACAAGTCGAACGGCGCGACTCTAAACCATGCGTCGGGACCGTGGCGGGACAGGATGTCGGCAATACGGGTCAGTAAGTTCCCTTTGGGGTGCGGCGAAGCACTGCCTACTGATACAAGTCGAAGCCGCCGAACCACCAAAGTGAACTGAATGAGGAAACGGCGTGAAAACATATAAACCGCTCAAAGGTGAATGCCCTGCTTGCCAAACACAGCTTCAGACACCAAAGCCAAAACGATACCAAATCAACGAATGTTATGAGCACTGCCCTGGATGTGGTGCTTTCCTGCATACCATTGCAACGCACTGGCGTGTCCGCTTCAACCTTGTGGTACCACGTACGCACAATACCAACTGAATCATCCATGTAATTGCTGTGTGTAGTCTTTGCCCGCCGCAAGTGACGGGCTTTTTTATGTCTGAAAGCGCACTCGCAACAGCGCGCTCCCCGATATGAAAAAAGGAATACAACCGATGAAACCTGAACACCTCTATCGACTGACGGGGCGCGATGTTCTCCGTTATCGCCGTAAAAACTTCGATTTGATGACCGGTCTGGCCGTTGCCACTGCGCTCGGTCTGATCATCACTTTCATTCTCCTTGTTGCGAGGACCACAGTATGAGTTTAGAAACCAGTCTCGAACTTAATAATCAACTTCTGGCACAACATAATGCGCTGCTTGAACGTCTTATCCGCACAATGGCATCAGGTATTGTTATGCATCCTGACACGATTTCACGAGTGCAGGAATGTCGGGATACAGCAACTGAAACTGAAAATATGTCAGCGGCAATGACACTGGATGATCTGGAGTTCAGCGACGTTATCGCACTGGCTGGTTTCTACCCGGTAGCCACCCCTATCACAGAAGACATGCTGCAACGTGCTGTTGCCTACCGTGATGCTGAAGGCGATAAACGAGTAGTTCAGATTGATCCTCTCGACAGCGCATTGCAGGGCGTCAAACGAGCCAGGGCACTGCATAAACCCGCTCTTCTGGACCTGTCCCGTAACATTCTTAAGTTCTGGGACGACCTGCCAACCATCGGCGAGCGACGTGCTTTTGCCGAGCAACTACTTGATGCACCTGCAGATGGGCGTGATGAAGTTAAGCCGAAAAAGGCCAGTAACAAAGATGGAGAACGCACGGGGCCGTTTTACGTCAAAAATGTATCCGGCACAGCAGCCAGTGAACTCCACACCTTACGCAAGTTGAACGAGATGCTTAAAAAAGGCCATATCGAGATCAACCGTGTTGAGTACCTTCAGCTGCAGGAAGAATTTGCACGCAGAGACGCAGCAAATTCCAGCCAGAATAATGACGCCAAAGATGACCATACAATTGATTTCGCGGCACTACGCAAACAAGCTGAAGGGTTGATCCTCCAGTTAGCAAAAGGGGGTTACCGGGCAGAAGCTATTGCAATTCTGGAAAAACAGGGAGCCAGGAAACTTGGTGAAGTAACGGATGAAAATCTCGCTGAAGTAATCACCCTGGCTGAAAAAGCACTGGAGGGTTAATCATGCCAGACGTTCATGCACAACTTTCTCCATCATCAGCGCATCGATGGATGCGCTGCCCAGGAAGTCTGGCGCTGGAGGCCACACAACCGGATAAAGAAACAACTTTTGCAATCGAGGGCACTGCAGCGCACGCGCTTGCTGAAAAAGTTCTACGAAACAGGCAAAGCCACCCGGAACACTACGCCGGATGCAATGTTTCTATGTTTCTCGGCTCATACCCCCTTCGCGAAAATCCTGATGATACATCTGGCCCACAGGTGGATGATGAAATGGTCGAAGCCGTTGGCCGGTATGTTGATACGGTCTGGACTCTTGCACAGAATAATGAACTATTGGTTGAACAACGTGTTGATTTCTCACATATAACGGGGGTGGAAGAATCTTTCGGAACTGCCGACGGCATAATCATCGCTGGTAACGAATTACAAATCCACGACCTGAAATATGGCAAAGGCGTCCGCATTGATGCAGAACAAAATGAGCAACTACAACTGTATGCTCTGGGTGCGCTCGAACAATTCAGCATGCTGTATGACTTTGAGACTGTAAGATTATTTATTCACCAGCCAAGGCTCAACCACGTTTCAGAATGGTCGTTAACCGTACAGGAACTTCAGTCTTTCGGTGAACGGGCACAGGAGGCCGCAACCAGTGCGATCCTTGTTCTCAATATTGCTGAATGCGAAGGCATTGAGACACTACCGCTGGAAAACTTCATACCTGGAGAAAAACAGTGCCGCTTCTGTAAAGCAAAAGCTATTTGCACTGCCCAGAAAATGCAGCATTTACAAACAGCGGCCAGCGATTTTGAAGATCTGACAAAGCCTGTCAGCGAAATAATCACCAATGCCAGCGCACGTGTACCTCTGTTAACCATTGAGCAGCTTGCGGAGATCTATAGCCAGGCCGACTTTATTGAATCCTGGCTAAAGGCAGTACGGGACCGGGTTCACAATGAACTCAATGCCGGACATCCGGTACCGGGGTTTAAACTGGTAACAGGAAAACAAGGTAACCGGGCCTGGAGTGATGAAGAGGCAGCTCGCGCACTTCTGAAGGACCAGTTCAGGTACAAAACTGAAGAAGTATTCGACTTTAAACTTATTAGTCCCACAAAAGCCGAAAAACTTATCAAAAAGGCCAGTCCACGCCGTTGGTCAAAAGTCGAGGCACTGATAACACGAGCTGATGGTAAACCAACCGTCATTCCCGAGTCAGACCCACGCCCCGCACTCAATATCAACCCTGTAAATGATTTCGACGACGTATCCGACGATACGCTAACCGCAGACCTCATCTGATTTAAGGAAATACCCATGAAACTGAAGCTGAACAATGTTCGTCTGGCCTTCCCGTCTCTGTTTGAAGCTAAAACTGTAAACGGCGAAGGCGATCCGCGTTTCTCCGCAGTATTTTTAATGTCTCCCAAACACCCACAACTGGAAGAAATCCGTAAAGCTATGAAGCAGGTAGCGAAGGAAAAATGGGGAGAGAAGTGGGAGCCCATTTATAACCAGCTGGAGAAAAAACTCAATCTGTGCCTGCATGATGGTGATGAAAAAGCAGAGTATGAAGGCTTCCCCGGTAATTTCTTCCTGAATGCTGCTAACAAAGCGCGCCCAGCTGTTCTTGATCGCGATCGTTCGCCACTTATTCAGGCTGACGGACGTCCCTATGCAGGGTGCTATGTAAACGCCGTTATCGATATCTGGGCACAGGACAATAATTTCGGTAAACGCATTAATGCCTCACTCGGCGGAGTCCAGTTCCTGCGAGACGGCGATGCATTCGCTGGCGGCGGAGTGGCAAGCGCTGACGATTTCGACGATATCAGCGAAGGTGCTGATGCTGAAGCACTAATTTAACCCTACTTCATAGACGCCCGGTTAAACACCGGGCTACTGATTAGGCGTATAATCACTCAGGAATCTTAATCTTTCTCAATTCTTTATTTAGTTCACAGATCTTTTTCTTAGACGGGAAAGTATCATACATCCAAAAACCAACAGTCTCTAAAACTATTATCATAACCATATACACAAGATAATTTAAAAGGCCTTCATTTTGCCCTATGGAAATAATGCAGATAATAGAAAAAAGGGTAAACAGCACAAAACACAGAAAGGAAAACAGACGACTAATAATAAATAAAAAACCTGAAAAATCAACATTAATAAAAAACACTCCGTTATCTTTCTCTATATAATTCTGAAGCTTAATCAACTGATTTATATACTGTCTTTTTTCTAATCTATTGCAAATGTAAATAACATCTCTTCGGTTATAAGATGATTGCAATTTCAGCGCATCACGAATAATTTTATCATTTATTCTTTTTTCTATGGCACTCTTATCCTCCTCATCCAGATAACGTTCATACTTAACTAAATATAAAATTAACTTCTTAACATATTTAGGCTCTTTATACTTATAATTAAAAATGATCTTTCTTATCCAGACTCCCATAACAATCAAACATGAAAAAATATATCCAGCTATTTTCTCCAGATGCTCTGTATGGTCAATCAAGTATTGGATCATATGCATAATTAATCTTTTAATCAGTTAATAGAATAAAAACCAAGGTAAACACATGTCCAATATACTATGGGGCGACCTGGAAACCTATTGCGAAATCCCTATTACGAACGGTACCCATGCGTATGCCGAAGGCGTTGAAGTGATGCTTTTCGCATGGGCTATCAACGACGGGCCAGTAAACGTGTGGGATATCACTGCCGGTGGTGGTATTCCACACGGCTTATACGAAGCAATCGCAGACCCTGAAACCCTGCTTTATTTCCATAACTCTCACTTCGACCGCACCGTTCTGCGTTATGCAATGCCGCGCCTGGCACCGCCAGTCGAACGTTGGCGCGACACAATGGTGCAGGCGCTGGCGCACGGTCTCCCGGGGTCTCTGGGGGAACTCTGCGAAGTACTAGGCGTCCCGCAAGACAAAGCGAAGGACAAAGAAGGTAAAGCGCTGATCCAGCTGTTCTGTAAGCCACGCCCGAAAAACAGCAAACTGCGCCGGGCCACCAGCAAAACCCACCCGGAAGAATGGCGGCGCTTTGTTGCTTACGCCGGACTGGATATCGAGGCAATGCGCGAAGTCTATAAACGTCTGCCGAAGTGGAATTATCAGGGGACAGAACTGGCGCTCTGGCATCGTGATCAGCAGATCAATGACCGGGGCGTCTGCATGGACGTGGAACTCGCACGCGCTGCGATCGACGCGGTAGACCAGGAACAAAAGCGCCTGGCAAAGCGTACACAGGAAATGACTGATGGCGAAGTGCAGGCAGCCACACAACGAGACGCGTTGATTAAGCACATTGTTGAATCCTACGGTGTGGAGCTACCAGACATGCAACGCAGTACTCTGGAACGTCGTATTGCCGACCCCGATTTACCATCTGCCGTGAAAGAACTGCTGGCTATCCGCCTGCAGGCCAGTACTACCAGCACCAGTAAATACAAGGCACTGATGAAAGGCGTAAGCCACGACGGGCGCTTACGCGGTACGCTACAGTTCTGCGGGGCGTCACGTACCGGTCGTTGGGCCGGACGGCTATTCCAGCCCCAGAACCTTCCCCGCCCTTCACTAAAACAGGAACAAATAGACGAAGGCATCGAAGCACTGAAAGCCGGATGTGCAGACCTGCTGTTTGACAATATCATGGAACTAACCAGTTCAGCGTTACGTGGCTGCATTATCGCGCCAACAGGCAAAAAGCTGGTGGTAAGTGACTTGTCGAACATTGAAGGCCGTATGCTGGCATGGCTGGCGGGAGAAGAATGGAAACTGAATGCATTCAGAGAGTACGACGCCGGAACGGGTCCGGACTTATATAAACTGGCGTATGCAAAAGCTTTCGATATTGCACCAGATGATGTTGATAAACACATGCGTCAGATCGGTAAAGTCATGGAACTCGGTCTGGGTTATGGTGGTGGTGTGTCGGCCTTCATCACTTTTGCACTGGTTTACGGTCTCGATCTCGACGAGCTGGCGAACGCCGCACTACCAAACATTCCCCGCGATGTTATCCGCGAGGCGAAAAGCTGGTACGACGAATCGGTTAAACGCAAGTCAACCTACGGGCTTTCTGAACGGGTATTTATCGCCTGCGACTCACTTAAACGTCTCTGGCGCCGGGCGCATCCCGCGACCTGTGATTTCTGGTACGAACTGGAGCGCACCGTCCGCACTGCAATCGCCACACCGCAAAAAACATTGTATTGCGGTTATCTTAAAATCCGCCGCGATGGCGCGTGGCTGCGCATACAGCTACCATCCGGACGCGCTGTATGCTACCCGTCTCCGGTTATCGAAAAAGGGAATATCACCTACATGGGGGTTAACTCTTATTCGCGTAAATGGCAACGACTCAAAACCTACGGCGGAAAGCTGGTGGAGAACATCACCCAGGCGGCCGCCCGCGACATTCTGGCCGGAAACATGCCGCTTATCGAAGATGCCGGTTACAGCATTGTGCTGACGGTACACAACGAGGTGATCACCGAAGCACCTGACACAGAAGATTTCAACGATAAAGCGCTTTCCGCGCTTCTCTCCACTGACCCCGAATGGGCGCCCGATATCCCACTGAACGCTGGCGGTTTTGAGGCGTACCACTACAAAAAAGATTGATATAACTCACCTTATCGAGCTATGGCGACATGCTGAATTCGAGTAAATTAAAGGAACAATACTTATGCAGGAACTAACTGAAATGCCGATCACCTATCCATACCCGAGAGAAACTTTTCCTGACTTTTTGAGGGAGTGTGGGTTCACCAATTTTTCCCACGAACAGCGTGAGACTTGTGACTGCTATCGTTTAACGAATGGCGTAATTGTTAACCTTTACACCACCCGGACCATTCAGTTTCAAGGTAACCCTCAAGAACGTCCCAATGTTGAAACTGCAATAATGACCCATTTAGGAACGCCGCCCACGGCAACACCACTAGCCGTAGAACAGCCATCTGAGCTCCCCAAAAAGATATTCATTGTTCACGGCCATGACCATACTGCAAAGGAGCAACTTGAGCTAATCCTTCATAAACTTGGATTACCAGACCATTTCATTTTGCAGAATACGGGAGGGACTGGACTCACCATTATTGAAGAGCTTGAACGTGAAATTGGGCAAGGACAAACTGCTACCCGTTTCGGGATTGTTCTTTTGACACCTGATGATATGGGATACTCAAAGCGCGCCGGTGAAGCAGAAATCCAACCCCGCGCAAGACAGAACGTTGTACTCGAGATGGGTATGCTTCTTTCGTCCTTAGGGCGCAGCAATGTAGCAATCCTTCAGAAACAGCACCTAGAACAGCCTTCTGATGCTAACGGGATTTTGTATCTGAATTTCAACGACCATGTACGTGAAACAGTTCCTCGTCTAGTGCAACGGTTACAAAATTCTGGTTTCGAATTTACACAAGCTCAAATAGCTAACGCTTCCTCGTAATTACCCCTTATTGTTGATTACAACCCTGCATCGCGGGGTTTTTTATTTGGGAATAAAAACCCTATGTCATTTAAATACCGGGACAGTCCGCTTTATTACCGGACTGTGCGGGAGGCTTTGCACCTTGAACAGTCCGGCGGGTACGACCGGGCGATGCAGGTCTGGGCCAAAGCGAACGTCGGTTTGATTTTTGTCTGATGCAGAACATGCGCGAAAAGCGTAAGGAGGTGGACGATGTCTAATATCGATAATAAGGGTTGGGGGTTCCCCGCTCTGTCAAAAAAAGCACATTTCTTTAATTCGGGGGAAGCCATATCACTATGCGGAAAATGGATGTTCATAGGTATCAGGATTGATGAATGGCATGACCATCCTGAGAACTGCGCTATCTGCATGAAGAAACGCAAAAAGCAGGAAGGCGAAAGCTAATGGCCTATGAACGTGAAAACCTAATCGAAAAGCACCTCGTCGCTGAAGTAAAAAAGGCTGGCGGGGTTGCCTTTAAGTTCGTATCCCCCGGTCGCCGCTCGGTACCAGATCGCATTGTTCTGCTACCCGGCGGTCGTATCATTTTCGTTGAATGTAAATCCCCCGGCAAGCCACCACGGCCTGACCAGTTGCGCGAACACGGACGGTTGCGCGCGCTGGGCTTTACCGTAGTGGTGCTGGATAGCAAAAATCTGGAGGCCATTATTTTAAGCCGCAATAAAGGATAAAAGACTTATGCTTTAATCCGTATTTTTAACACGTATTTCGAAACACCCTTTTAATTTAGCTATTTCCTTTTTAGAGGACATGATTGTGAATCTCATCCCTTTTAAATCATTAACAAATTCAAATTTTGCGCTATTTGACTCACAATCACCAACAACAAAACCACTACCAAATGAATTGAGCAACACTTTAGTATTACTACCATCTACCATATAATATTCGTTATTTTTAAATGCAGTAACCTTCCCGAATGTATAGCTCAATATCAACAACGTTATCACCCCTAAAGGAAAAGCTGACTTTAGGATTTTTAAATCGATATAATAAAATACGTTCTTATACTCTGCAAGCCTCCCAAATTTTCTAATGCTCTCCATATGATGTTCGTGTCTCTTACTATGGATTGGCATGGACACCACATTGTGATAATTCAACAAAAGCATAGCAAATAATAAAATATCCTGAACACTCATCACAGAAGTTTCGGAGAAATAACCAAAAGGCCAATGAAATCCTATTATACAAATATTAGCCATTAGCATAACAACTATAAATACAATAAATGGAACATAATATTTCCCTTTCAAATCAAACATCAACGCCGCATATAAGGCGCCGAGAAATAAAAAACTAAAAAACAAAAGCCACACAGCCGAATACAATAGCGTATTTAAGTCTATTTTAATAAAAAGGTCTGGATAGCCATAATACGATGCAACACCTTTCTGAAAAGAATATGCCATCGCATAAGCTAACGCTGAAAACATAGTTAATAAAGAAACTTGCTTTGTAAATATTTTCGCCAGGGGCATACCCGCCTCCGTTAGTTATATATATAGAGAGAGAAGTGACCATATTCTACCATAGGTGTATTAATGAATAGCATATTCCACCCCAGAGTTTATCAAAACCTCATAATCAATCACCAAACTAACATTCTGCGCGGCAACATCTGGGCGGGTATGGGAATGGGTAAAACCGTGGCAACGCTCACTGCGCTGGAAGATCTCTTTATGGCAGGGGCAGAAACATGCCCCGCACTGGTCCTCGCGCCGCTGCGCGTGGCTGCCAGCACATGGCCGGATGAAGCACTGAAGTGGGGACATTTGCGCAATATCGAGGTGCAGCCAATTATTGGTAATGCCAAAGCGCGCTCTATGGCGCTGACGAACAGCAACGCAAGCGTGTTCACCATCAACTACGATAACCTTGTCTGGCTGATTGAAGAATTGGGAGAACGATGGCCGTTCGGTACTGTCATTCCAGATGAAAGCACCCGGCTAAAATCCTTCCGGCTGCGCGGTGGTGGTAAGCGCGCGGCGGCGCTGGGCAAAGTGGCGCATAAGTATGTCCGGCGCTGGATAAATCTCACCGGTACGCCAGCACCGAACGGCCTGGTAGATTTGTGGGGACAATCGTGGTTTGTGGACCAGGGGCAACGTCTCGGGCGCACTTACGGCGCGTTTACCTCACGCTGGTTCAACTCGATACAGTTTCCGGGGCAGAGCTGGACCAAACTGGAGCCTTTTGCTCACTCACAGGGTGAAATACAGCGAGCGTTAGCCGATGTAACCCTCTCGCTGGATGCGGCCGACTGGTTCGATATCAAAGACCCCATCCATAACGTAATCCGCGTGGATATGCCACCGAAGGCCCGTCAGCAGTATCGTGAAATGGAAAAGGAAATGTTCCTCGAGCTGAATGGCGAAGGCATCGAAGCACCGAACGCCGCGGCAAAGACACTGAAGTGTCTGCAAATCGCCAGCGGCGCAGTATACACAGATGACACCGGAAGTTGGTCAGAACTGCATGACACCAAACTACAGGCGCTGGACAGCATACTGACCGAAGCAGCTGGCGCACCTGTGCTGGTTGCTTATCACTGGAAACACGATCTTGAACGCTTGCTTAAAGCATTCCCTCGCGGTCGTCACCTCGACCAGGATCCACAGACACTGCGCGACTGGAATTCCGGAAAGATTCCTGTTCTCTTTGCACACCCAGCCAGCGCGGGCCACGGCCTGAACATGCAGGACGGCGGAAATATACTGGTATTTTTCTCACACTGGTGGGACCTGGAGCAATATCAGCAAATTATTGAACGTATCGGCCCCACCAGGCAGATACAGGCCGGACACAATCGTCCGGTATTTATTCACCACATTATTGCTGCCGACACTATGGATGAAATGGTGATGGAGCGGCGCAACTCAAAACGAACAGTGCAGGACATCCTGCTCGATGCCATGAAAAAGAGAGGTATAGCATGAGCGAGAAACCCGACGATTTACTCACCCCGGATGAAGTATGCCAAAAGTTAGGTATTACACAGAAAACGCTATGTGAGTGGAATATTAAGCATCGTCATCGGGCTATCCTGGCACCAATTCGTTTCAGTGCAAAAGTAGTTCGTTATGAGCGCCGAAATATCGACGCTTTTATTCAAAAATGTCGCAGCCAGTATTAACCTCGCCGCCGTAGCAATGCCACCTGCGCAAGTATGCTCCGCTCGTGAGCCTCGAAAGCTTCGCGCTTCAACGCAATCTCTTCCTGTAAAATCTCATCAGAAAAGTCGTAATGTTCTGCCATCGGGTCATCTGACTTGCTGGAGTGGTGAAGGCAAAGGAGGCTGATTTCCCTTCGGTCTGAGCGGGAATAGCCTCTTTCCTTCATCAAGGCAATAACATTGCTCTTAAGGAATTTACGGCACATCGTATTAAATGCACCGTCTTTCCCTTTAACAGTCCCATCATGTTTTATTCCTTTTACAGCCCCGTCCGGGCTGTATGTTTTCACCAGCTTATCCAGTGATCGTTTTGAAAATGGCTGCATTGGATCACGTGGCTGCAAAAATACATAATCCCTGTTGCACTCAGGAACTGAATCACGCCAGGCTTTCTGCTCGTCGATAATCCGCCGGATCTCAGGGGTTATCGGCAGGCGGAAAGCCTTTTGTGTTTTCATAGCCCCTCGCATGCCGATAACCCCTTCCGGATAAACAATTTCACCAGCCTCCTCGTGAACGTAGTCCCAGCGCAGGTTATGGACATTAATCGGACGAACACCAGTGATGATCATGAAGCGAACAGCATTCTTCTGGTGTACAGAGGTGCAGGCAGCAACATTGAGCCAGAGTCGGGCGATTGATTCAATATCGGTAAAAAGCCGTGTGGGGGTAGGTTTCTGTACGCGGGAGGAAACATAATCATCTGGCAGACTGGCGGCAACATTGCGGCCGTTGCAAAGAGTAGGTGCGCAGAACTTCCAGAACCGACGGAGCTCGGCAAACAACTCCAGGGCGTTATTGTTCGAGCGAGTAGCGATCCACTCGTCCAGCACTTCCACCAGCCGATTGTATGTTACGTCGCTGAACACCTCGCGCTCGCCGAACGTTGCTTTAATCCGGTCGATACGCACCCCGTAGGTTGTGAAACTGTCCGGGCTCAGCTTCTGCCGGGCGACTTTGGCTTTGAGGTCATCCCGGTACATTTCCAGCGCTGCATGTACGGACTCTGCCCGCAGGCCACCGTCAGCCATACCTAGCGCTTTTTCGCGCGCCAGCTGGATAGCGAGCTCCGGCCACTCGCCGAGCTTTTTACCTTTGAGGCCCATCTTTTTTGGAAACTCGGCGTAAAATGTAACCTTACCGGCTTTGCTGAAATCGATACGGAGATAGTTCTCTTTTTCGTATTTGGAACGGCGAGCCACGCCGGAAGCAGCGAGGATGATTTTGGCGGCAGCAACACAGATTTTCATGTGTGCGCTAGTATAGGGGGGTTTACAGGCGTCCCATTTTTCAGAAGCGGCTAAAACATCGTCATTATTGGGGCTATCCGGATTATGTGTTACAGTGCGCGGCATTCTCAATCCTTATCTGCGTAGGCGCAGAAAACAAGCTCACACATACAAGTCTTTTCTACGGGACAAAATGCAATGTGTTGCGGTTTAGTGTTGCTGGACTGAGTTTATCAAGGTTAAATACACTGGATCAACATACAGTAAGTTAATGACAGTAAAGCATACAAACTCGATACAACTTACTGATTTTAAAATGATTTAACGGTAATTCATTGAAATGTCTTTACTAATTACTAAACGCTGTATTAATTGTGATATGTGTGAACCCGAATGCCCGAATGAGGCGATTTCAATGGGAGATCATATCTACGAGATTAACAGCGATAAGTGTACCGAATGCGTAGGGCACTACGAGACACCAACCTGCCAGAAGGTGTGCCCGATCCCCAATACTATTGTGAAAGATCCGGCGCATGTCGAGACAGAAGAACAGTTGTGGGATAAATTTGTGCTGATGCACCACGCGGATAAAATTTAATATTCTACTCTGGAAGTAGAGTATTAATTATATTACTGGGAAGCCTTAACGCCATTATATTTATTTAATTGATGACATTAGCATAATCATTCACTAAGTTAATTTATATAGTATCTGCCAAGACACTTATTTATAGTTATTAAAGGCGCGTCCGATTGGTTCACCGGACGCACCTTAAGTACGTTTCCTTGTGTTATAAGAACAGAAGGATCAGCTGTAAAACAGCAATGATGATTTTGATGACCCGTTTAATCAGGTATCGGCAATCAGTCATTCGTTTTTCCTTAAACAAGGAATGCAGCCGTTCAGATTAGCCCTTACATCTCCCCAAAACTGAACGTGCGAGTTATTGAGGGTGCATGCTGCACTCCACACCAGAGCTTTGACGACACCACTCGTTTCAATGGGGGAATTCTGTGGCATGGTGTAAAGCACAGCAAAATCTTCAATAACGAAGCCAATTTTAATGTACTTACGAATTGGCGGTCACGTTAATCTTTCCATCAATATTGCTTTCTTCGTAAAGGCTCGAGTTTTTATGCTAAAGATTGCAAGTTGCTTGTAAAAGATAAGTACACTGATCCATAATCGCTGTTGTTGAGGGTGCATGCTGCACAAAATTAAAGTTAAAAGTAAAACCCCGTCCTTACCTAGT